GCGTGTGTGGGTCGGTCTGAAGTACCTCACCGAGGGCACGATGCCCCCGAGCTTCGAGAAGGCCATCCTCGCCTCACCCGCGGAACGGAAGGCCCTGCTCAAGACCGTGCGTCGGAAGTCTGACCCCGAGGCGCGCCACGCGTTGTACACCGTCGGCTCGATGCTGCTGGGCGGCGGAGCCGCCGCGGCCGGCACGGAGAACTAATGGCCCTCGACCCCAACGTCACGCCCGACCTGAACGCGCCCGGCCCTGGTGCGCCCGTCGAAGCCCCCGCCATGGAGACGCCGGACCCGGCCCTCCGCCCCGTCACGCCCGACGAGATGTCGCCCGAGCCGCCCGTCGTCCCTGACGAGGCGAAGGTGGCGGACCCGGCCGCGCCCATCATCGACGAGGCGCCGCAGCAGGTCGCGGGCCTGAGCGACTGGCTCGGCCGGATCGTGAACCGCACGCGCGGGGTCGAGGTCCCGCCCTCGTTCGGCAAGGCCGTGCAGAGCGAGAAGGTCAAGCGCATCGCCGGATTCGCGTCCCGCTACCTCGACGACGCGGTCGTGATCGGGAACAAGAGCATCAACCTCGACCTGTCCAAGCTCGGGAACGACGAGCGCGAGGTCGACCTGCTCATCAACGGCCTGGCCAATGAGTTCCGCACCGTGATTAACGACGCCAAGCGGGGCGTCATCATGGACGAGAAGCTGAAGTCCCTGGCCGCGCAGACGGGCATGGACGAGCGGAAGGTCCTGGAGATCATTCAGGGCTCGCCGTTGAACGCGGAGAAGATGCTGGCCGCCAACCAGGTCATGGCGGCCGTCGGCCGCCGCGTGATCGCGACCCGGGACGAGATCAAGCTCGCCGGCGCCATCGACGACCCCGAGGCCAAGGCCCTCATGGCCCAGCAGCTCGCCGTCCTGCTCGACGTGGAGGCCCGCACCCGCGGCGCCGCGTCCGAGCTGGGCCGGGCCCTGCGCGTGATGCAGGTCCCCGTCGAGGGCCTTCCCGAGACGAAGCGCATCGCGGCCTTCATGAAGCAGATCGACGATCCGACGGGCAAGGGCTACCACCGCTTCATGAAGATGCTGGACCAGGTCGAGTCCCCCGAGCAGATGGGCATGGTCAGCCGCTTCCTGAACGTGGCGCCCGACGCGGCGGTCGAGATCTGGATGAACGCCCTGCTCTCCGGGCCCATGACGCACGTCGCGAACATCGTCGGCAACACGATGGTGGCGGCCAATGGCGTCCTGGAGCGCCTGGTGGCGGGCGGTGTCGGCGCCATGCGCCGCGGCCTGGGCGGCAAGGACGACGGCGTCTACATGGGCGAGGCCAGCGAGATGATGATGGCCGGCATCGGCGGCTTCATGGACGCCCTGCGGGCCGCGCACAAGACCTGGAAGACCCGGGAGACCGCCTTCGGCGCGGGCTCGAAGTTCGACCTGGTGACCGGGAAGGCCCTCTCGTCGGAGACGCTGGAGGCCTCGGGCCCGCTCGGCTGGGGCATCAATGCCATCGGCACGCCCATGCGCGCCCTGCTGGCCGAGGACGAGTTCTTCAAGGCCTTCAACTTCCAGATGGCCCTCCGCGCACGCGCCTACCGGAACGCGCGGTCCCAGGATCTGAGTGGCCCCGCACTCAAGGCCGAGATGAACCGGATCATGCAGAGCCCTGACCAGTTCGCCGAGGTCTTCAACGAGGCCCAGGACTACGCGAAGTACGTCACCTTCAACCGGGAGCTGGGGAAGTTCGGCGCCGGTATGCGGGACATCAGTAACTCGCACTGGGCCATGAAGGGCGTGCTCCCGTTCGTCACGGCCCCGGCGAACCTGACGCACTACAGCTTCGAGCGTTTCCCCGTCGTGAACATGCTGGGCAAGTCACTCCGTAACGACCTGCTCGGCCGCAACGGAAACGTCGCCCGCGACCTGGCCATGGCCAAGGTGGGCGTGGGCGCCGGCGCGGCCGCGACCGCGAGCTACCTGACCTTCTCTGGCTACATCACCGGGCGCGGCCCCCTGAACCCCGAGGTCAAGAAGGCCCTCGAAGCCCAGGGCTGGCAGCCCTACTCGTTCTGGGACCCGACGACCAAGCGGTATGTGAAGTACGACCGCACGGACCCGCTCGGGATGTTCCTCGGCACGGTCGCGGACCTGACCCAGATCGCGCACCACATGCCCAAGAGCGAGGCCCAGGAGTTGGCGGCCGCCGTGACCATTGCCTTCAGCGGCACGCTCCTGAACAAGACCTACCTCAAGGGCTTCGCCGGCCTCGTGGACGCGGCCGAGTCCGCGTACCGCGGCGACCCGGAGGGCGCGGGCGTCGGGCGGGCCATGGAGAACTACGCCGGGTCCCTCGTCCCCGCGCTCGTGGCCCAGCACGCGCGACAGATCGACCCCGTGGTGCGCGACGTGCGCGGCGTCATGGACGCGATCTACGCCCGCACGCCGACCTGGGCCAAGTACGCCGGCCTGAAGACCAGCGAGGACGTCCCGCCCATGCGTGACCTGTACGGCCGGCCCACGCTCCGCGAGGGCCTGACGGACTGGGCCGTCGACATGGCCCTCCCGTTCCAGACCAAGACGCCCGTCGACGAGCCCGGCCTCCGCGCCATCGTCGAGAACAACGTGGCCATCACGCCCCTCTCGCGGACCCTGGTGGGCCCGGGCGAGAAGGACCTGGTCGTCGACCCGCGCGCGGCCGGCATGACGCCCGGCGTCTCGCTGAAGCCGCACGAGTACGACCGCTGGGGCGAGCTGGTCCGGACCACGAAGCTCGGGGGCAAGACCCTCAAGGAGAAGCTGGACGCCCTGGTGGAGTCCGACCACTTCCAGCGCCAGAGCGTTGGCCCGGAGGGCGGCCAGGCCATGCTCCTGAAGCAGCAGGTCCTGATCTACCGGCAGGTGGCCAAGCAGAAACTCTTCATGGAGAACGACCGGGAGATCCTGAAGCGGGTCGAGAACTACTACCGTGAGAAGGCGTCCAAGCTCCGCCCGTCCCGGGCGGTCGAGGCCGAGCCCGGCACGTCCGTCGACTCAGGCTCCGCGGGCTCGGGCGCGCCCGAGGTCTCCGGGGACATCGCCAACATCGTCCGGTAGGGCGCCAGGTGCCCGCCGTGGGCGTCGATGAAGGCGCTCAGTTCGTCCGCCTCGCGCTGCTGATCCTCGTTCAATTCCACGTCTAGGAGTCTACCACGCCCGTGTCCAAGCATGCGCTCCTGAAGTGGCTCGTCGCCACGGCGACCACGGTCGCACTCGGCCTGGCCACCTGGGCCGCGGCCACGCTGGTCCAGCACGAGAAGTCCATCGCGGCCGGCGAGGCCGAGCGGCCCCTCATCATCCAGCGCCTGGACCGCATTGAGGACAAGGTCGACCGGCTCCTGCGCCGCAACCCCCGGAGGGATGAGTGAGCAACATCATCGACGACCTGATCCGCGACGAGGGCGAGGTCCTGCACCTCTACTACGACAGCGTCGGGGTGCCGACCATCGGCATCGGCCACAACCTCCGCGACGTCCCCGTGCCGGCCGAGCTGTGCAAGGAGATCACGATCACGCCGGCGGGCGCCCACGCCCTCCTGGCCATGAAGCTGGCCGAGGTCAACGAGGAGCTGTCCCGGGCCCTGCCCTGGACCGACAACCTCGACCCCGTCCGCCGGAAGGTCCTCGTGAACATGGCCTTCAATCTCGGCATCGGCGGCCTGCTCCTGTTCAAGGTCACGCTCGAAGCCGTCCGCACCGAGCGGTGGGCCAGCGCCCGGGCCGGGATGCTCGAATCGAAGTGGGCCAGCCAGGTGGGCGACCGCGCCAAGCGGCTCGCCGAGCAGATGTACACCGGCCGAGACTGAAACCCCCAAACCAAGGAGACCACCGTGAGCTGGTTCCGTTCAATTCTCGTGTGGCTCGGCCTCGCGGCCGAGGTGGCTGCCGACGTCGCCCCCGCAATGGGCGCCGGCGCCAAGACCCAGGCCGACCTGGAGAAGGCCAAGGCGGCCGCCGCGGCGGCCGGCAAGCTCGGCACCGCCATCGCCGACGACGTCGAGGCCAACAAGAAGAAATGAAGATCCCCTGGAAGCTCATCGTCGGCATCGCCGGCACGGCCGCCGCGGCCGCTGCCACGTACTACGCCGGCCCCGCCGCGGGTGAGGCCGTCAGCAACCTGCTGCGCGCCCTCGGCCTGGCGTAACCCCCGCCCCATGGCCGCGCCCGACTACTGGGCGCGCGTCCGCCGTCGTGCCAAGGAACTGAAGTCGGACGGCTGTTCCGGCGTCCCTGACTTCCACCTCGACTGCTGCCTGGAGCACGACATCGCCTACCGCACCGGCCACACCGTCGACGGCGAGCCGTTGACACGGGCCGAGGCGGACGCACGCCTCCGCCGCTGCATCCAGAAGGACTCTAGCCTCGGCGTCCTGGACCCCATGTCCTGGTGGCGCTGGGCCGGGGTCCGTCTGTTCGGTGCCTCGTCCTGGTGGAAGTCATGAGGCACCTCGACTACCGCCTCCCCGTCGGCTGCGTGAACGGGGAGGACGTCTCCGACATCGAGTACGTCGAGCTTCGAGTTCCGCCAGTCAGTTACGCCACACTCCCGCCGTCGCGTATCTCAAACACGCGAAAGTTCAGAGGTCACGCCTTACCCCAGTAACGGAAGGGTTTCGCGTAACATCGCAACAGTAAAAACAAAACGCCCCGCCAGGTTATTCCTGGTGGGGCGTTGTTCTGCCAACTGGCGTAATTACGGGCGAGGGCCTGGTGGCTCTGACACTCCCTCTTTCTGTAGCCCACACGCCACCACTTCCCACCCCGGATTCTCCGCTGCGGCCATGGCTTTCGCGTTGCTCAGGTTGGTGGCGTTAACCAACACGGCACGCGGGCGCGCCCACTGCTCACTGTACATCTGTACCCAGTAACGATTCATCTCCACACCGCCTCCCTCACCGCGTCGAGCGCCTTGTCCGCGCTGACGCCATGGATGTACCGCTGCGCCGTCGCCAGCGAGCGGTGGTTCAGCATCTCGGCTATCTCGTACACGGTCGCCTTGTTATGCGCCGCCAGGCTCGCGATGGCGTGCCGGATCGCGTGCGCCCGCACCGGCCGCCCGAGGCCCGCGCGGCGGGCCAGGCGGAGGATGACCTCGCTAAACGTCTGGCGCTTGAACCGGCGGCCGCTCGCGTTGAGGAGCAGGGGCTCGTCCGGCCGCGCCTCCCGCTCGCGCAGGCTCGCGGTCAGGGCCTCGGCCAGCTTCAGGCCCAGGACCTTCTTCCGCCGGCCGCCGCCCTTCACCGTCACCTCGATGGCGACCTGGTCCCCGACCAGGGTCAGGTCCCCGACGTTCGCCTTGCACCATTCGCTGGCCCGGAGCGGCTGGTCCACCACGCAGGCCAGGGCCAGCTTGTCTGACGGCGCGCCGTCGACGGCGAGGATGGCGTGCAGCTCGTCGAGGGTCAGCCACTTCTCCTTGACCGGCGTCGCCTTCGGCCGCTCGATCCGCGCCACCGGGTTCTCGTCCAGGAGGTAGCCCTTGCCCCGGGGCGCCGGCTGCGTCATGGCCCACTTCGCCAGGGCGCTGAAGACCGAGAGGTGGTGCCGGATGCTGTTCCTGGAAATGCCCTTCTCAGCGAGCCAGGTCGTGAAGCCGTCCAGGCGCGCGGGCGTGAACGCCCGCACGTCGTTGGCCTCGCCCTGCACCGCGAGGTAGGCCGCGAACTGGTCATAGACCCGGTCGTAGCTGTCCTGCGTGGCCAGCGAGCAGCCGCGCCGCTGGACCAGGTGACGCGTGAACTGGCGGGCCAGGTCGGTGAAGCGCATCGTTGGGTCCTCCCAACGAGGGACCTTACCGCGAACTGGCGTTGGCGTCAAGAGCATATTAGAAACTGTCACACGAGTATCCACCGCACGCCGGACAGGTGATCTCCAACTCCGACGGCCACGACGTCCCGCTGTCGTTGGTGTAGGCGGGGATGAAGCGGACGTCCGGCTTCACCCAGTCGATCTTCTCCTGGTGTCCGCATTCGCAGTGGAACCAGAACTCGATGGTCGCGTACTTCTTCGGCGTCTTCACCATTTGATGGTCACCCCCGCGAACGGGCCCCACGACTGGTGCCGCGCCTGGAAGTCGAAGGGCACCGGCTGGCAGCGGGGCTGCCGGCAGTCGGGGACCGCCGGGTTGTAGCGAAACCGGCCAGTCCCGCTCTGCATCAGGGCGTAGGCCAGGCCGGCCTTGATCGAGACGTATCCATTGAGCCGGTACTCCAGGCCCACCAGGGCATCGAGGGCCCAGCCGCCCGTCGCCTCGCCGCTGGTCGCCTTGTGGCGCAGGTCGTAGTGCGTCCCGTTGCTCCGGATGGGCCGCGTCTCCTCGAAGCCCATCCACATCCAGGGCGACCCGCCGACGTGGCCGAAGACGGCCAGGTTGTCGAGGAGCCGGTAGCGGGCCCGGACCTTCAGGGTCGGGGCCAGCCACTCGGTCTGCTCCGTGGCCGCGCGCTCGCCGGCGCCGTGCGGGTCGTTGTTCGGGGCGAGCGTGCCGAGAGGCGAGCCCGCCACGCCCTGGCCCTCGATGATCTCGTAGCTGTAGCGCAGGCCCACGAGGCCGTCGAGCTGGAAGCGCGGCGTCTCGATGAAGCGGTAGCCGCCCTCGACCTGGCCATAGAAGACCTGGCCACCGACCTCGGAGTAGGACCGCAGGCCGAGGCTGTTGGCCGAGCGGTGCTGGAGCGAGCCGTCGGTCAGAGCCCCGGCCCCCAGGGTCACGCGCCCGATCACGCCCGCCACCTGGTGCTCGACCGCGCCCTCCGTGACCCAGGCCCGAACGTCCTTGGCGGCGACCTCGGAGTAGCGGTAGGCGCGCTGGGATACCGGCTTGCCCCAGGCCCACTCGGTGCTGGACATGAGGTAGTACTCGCGGACGTCGACCTCCCACGCGGCGGCCGGCGTCGCGAGGAAGAGCAGCCAGGCGAGTATTGCGGCGAGCAGGAGCAGTAGCGCGGCGATGATTGTTCTCATGGCCAGGATGCTACCGCGAAGACGCGTTGGTGTCAAGGCCTACGCCCCGTCGACCACGTCGGCCAGCGTGTAGTGGTGCGGCGCCTTGTCCTCGTACTTCTTCTTCAGCCTCTCGACGTGCGCGGTCAGCTCGTCGATCTGTTTCCGATACCCGCCCGGGTACATCCGGTCGTCGGTCAGGTTGCCCTTGGCCCCCGCGTCGACGAGGATCGCCACGCACGCGAGTAGGTGCGCCAGGTGCGGTAGCCCGGAGTCCGGGTCCTGCTCCTCGCCCTCGAACCAGGCATTGAGATGCCGGCGCGCGGCATCGTAGTAGATCGAGGCCCGGATGCCGACGGCGCGCCAGTTCGAGCGGCCGTACTTCAGGGCGCCCTCCAGCAGGCCGAGGGAGCCGAGGACCGTGGCCGTCTCGGGCCAGAGGTGGAGCGGCATCTTGTTCGAGCCGATGACGTCCTTGGGGTTGGACGGCTTCGCCGTCCTGTCGGCGGCGATGATGCGCGCGTTCTCGGTGAAGGCCTGCGCGACCACGTCACTCAATCGTCGTTCTCCACGTCGTCGATGAACTCGTCCACGGTCTTGACTCGGTAGACGTGGTCGTCGACGAAGTCCGCACGGTTGTACATCCGGTCGAGAAGGTAGCTCTTGCAGTACGGGGCCAGGAACGCGGTCTTGACCGCGTTATCCAACCGGTCCTCGATGGCGTAGTCCGCCGCCAGGCCCTCGGCGATCTGGCCCTTGCGCCCGCTCATGATGACGGACGGGCCGCGGACCCCCTTCCACTCCAGCCAGAGCTGGGTCTGCCGCTTGGCCTCGACGCCCACGCGGGCCGTCACGAAGTAGACGTCGTGCCGGGCCTGGAGGTCGTCGATCTTCATGAACGTGGTCCCGTCCACAAGGGCCGGCGCCCCGGACCAGAAGCCGCGGTCCTCGCGCACCAGGCGCCAGACGGCGGCAATGGCGAGGTTGTCCATGCCTGGGTAGGTCTCGTAGGTCTCCTGCGCGAGGCAGCTCAGGACCCGGTCGGTGTACCCGTGCGCCTTGGCCAGGCGCGTGAAGGCGGTCATGAAGTCGGCCAGGACGCCGTCGACGTCGAACTGGATGACGGCCATCAGCGGCACCCCGCGAAGTCATACGGAGTCCCGAGCGGGTACTCCCGATGCACGGCCGTCCAGAACGCGGTGCTGGCCGCCTCCCACTCGCTGAACCGCTGGCGGCGCAGGTCGGCAGCCGCTCCTTCCGCTGCCTGAGCCGCCTTGAACGCCGCCTCCGCCGCACGGGCGGCCGATGCCAGTTCCGCTAGGCGGTCCATCTAGGCCATCTCCGACAACACGACGCCCAGTGCCTTGGCCGCCGCGACCACCTGCGCCGCCTGGTACGTCGCGTCACTCAGGGCGTGGTGGGCCAGTACCGCGGGCGGCGGCGCCTCGACCGGGCCCGGCGACTGGACCAGGGACAGGATCGTGCGCACGTCCCGCTTGCGGTTGTACTTCCAGGGCTCCTTCAGGCCGAGCACCTGATACGCGGCCGCGAGGAGGACGCAGTCGAAGTCGGGGCCCTTGGCCCACACGAACGAGTCCGGCACGTACGTCAGGTACCCGTGCAGAGCGTCCAGCGCCTCGCGCAGGGGGCGGCCCGGGACCAGGGCGCCGCGCGCCTCGGCCGACTGCATCCGCCACCAGCCGACCGTGGCCGTGTCCGTGGTGAGGCCGGCCATCAGGGAGTCGAAGACGTCGATGGTCCGGTAGAACCGCTCGGCCCCGACCCCGCCCTCGTCGAAGCGGCAGGCCCCGATGCTCAGGATCACGGAGCCGGGCTTCGTGCCCAGCGTCTCGATGTCCACCATCACATGCTTCAAGTCCGCGCCGCTCTCTTCCTGGCCCGCGCCCACGCGATCCGCGCGTCGAGGTAGGGCCGGTAAAGGGTTCCGTTCTCGCGCCTGAACTGCTCGAACAGGGCCTCGTCCCAGCCGCCGGCGGGGTGGAGGATCAGGTCCGGCTGCTGACTGTGGTCGCTGAACTTCTGGACCCGGTGCCCGCGCTCGTACAGCTCGAAGACCGCCGGGTTCGCGATCCACTCGTCAGCGACCACGATGGTCAGGGGCTGGTTAGTTTTTCCTTTGGCCACTACTGCCCCGCCCGCTTCCCGACGTAGCCGCCCAGGATCGTCTGGCGGCTGCGCCGCGCGTCCTCGATCAGGGCCTCGGCGTGCGCCCGGTTCCGGCGCTGGCGCTTGGTCATCGAGGGCGGGCCCGGGTTGAAGCGCGCGTGGCGCGCCTGCCAGCTCGACGGCCGCAACTCCGGCGACGCGGACGCCGCGAGCTTCGGTGAGTCCGGATTACCAGTCCTGTACTTGGTCAATGTCCCCTCCGCCCCTGATAGACCCCGGCTACGCGGCCCGGCGCTTGAACGTGGCCGGGAACGTGGCGTCGTGGCCATTGATCCTGAAGACCCGGTTCGTGATCGGCGCCGCGATCCCGACGAACTCGGCCTCGCGCTCGGCGGCCACCTGCCAGGTCTGCGCGTCGTGGGCCCCGAAGACCAGGCGGGCCCAGGGGGCCGCCGCCTTGATGAGCAGGGCCGTGGTCACGTAGATGTCCGAGACCCCGCCCTGCATTGGGTGGTTGCTGCCCTCGCGCTTACGCGCGTTGGGCCACTGCGAGGTCAGGCGCCGGGGCCGGCCCATGAAGGTGCGGACCATGCCCGTGGCGGCGCCCTCGTGGTCGAGCTTGGCCCAGTAGGCCGGGATGGCTGGGTGCAGGGCCAAGTAAGCGTCACTCGCCTTGACCAGGGTGTTGCCGTCGAGGCCCAGGGCCGACACGCCCGGGATGTCAGTGGCGTTCTTGGCCAGGCCGCGGTAGTGAAGCCGGAACCCGAAACGCTTCGCGAACCCGCGCTGCGTCTCGATGACGTCGGCGGCGTAGCCGCCGCCCGCGAAGATCGCCGCGCGGTTGACCTCGTGGACGTCCTCGCCCCGCGCGTACGCGTCGAGGTAGACCTGGTCGTCGGCCAGGTACGCAAGCAACCGGATCTCGATCTGGCTCCAGTCCCACCCGATCCAGACCGTGCCCGGGTCCGGGCACACCAGGCCCGCGGTCTCGCCCTTCATCTGCTGGAGGGCGGGGCCGACGTAGGAGTGCCGGCCCGTGGCCTGGGTGTGCTGGCGCAGCTCGGGGTAGACGCGCGCCCGTGGAACGGGCGTCGCGTTCACCAGTTCGATGCACGGCATGACGTAGTGCGTGAGCCGCTGGTTCGCCCCGGCGTAAAGATACTTCGCTTCGAGCAGGCCATTGCCGCCCGCCTCGACGGCGTCGACGGCCGCCTCCAGCGTCGGCTCCTCGTCCGGGTCCCACTCCGTCCCCACCATGCGGCGCAACGTCGCAAGCGCGTCCTTGCCGAGGGTCGGGCCCGCCTCCGGGTCCCACTTGGCGTGCTTGGGCATCTGCTCGGGGAGGCCGTAGACCTTGTGCGTCCACTGCTTCATGGCGTCGGGCGAGCTGAGGTTCATGAGCGGGTTGCCCGTGTAGCCCCAGGCCAGGCGGCGCGCGGACTCGACGCGCGCCCCGTACTTGTGGTACAGGTCGACGGCCACCTTCGGGTCGACGCGGACGCCCGCCTCCTCGCCCTCGATCCCGATGTCGATGAACGGGATCGACATGGTGCGGTAGACGTGGTGGGCCTGCGGGTCGGCGGCAAACTGGCGGTCCTGGTCCTTCTTGATCCAGTACGTGGCGACCAGGTCGCCGGCGTTGTACTCGCGCGGGTTCGACTTCTTCAGGTGCTTGAAGTCGGGGAGCCGGCCGTAGCGGCGGTTGACGTCGCCCAGGCGGTGCGCCTCCTCGGAGTGCAGGACCGCGTCGGCCAGCATGGTGTCTTCGAGGCGGGCGTGCATCGCCGGCCAGATGACGAAACCAAACTCGCGCATCTTCCGGATGTCGGCGTCGGCGTTGTGGTAGATCGTGACGCCGTCGGTCACCAGGCGCTCGATGCGCTTGGCCACCCAGTGCCTTGTGTGGACCGGCAGGGCCAACCAGTCGAGCTGAACCACGAGTCTGTCGTTCCCGACGCCGATCAATTCCAAGGCGCCGTCTGGCAAGTCCCGACCACAACCGCACGGGTCCTCGTCGTCGTCGTTCTTCTTTGCGCGGTGCCACTCCAGGTCTATGACGCGCTCGTCCTCCAGGGCGGCCTGGTCTAGAGCCTGCGGCGACTCCAGGATCTCGGGCAGGAACGCACGCAGGGCGGCGAGGTCGTTCATGCGGGGGTCAGCTCGTACCCGCACTTGCAGCACCGGCGCGCGGAGTTGTACTCGCCGCGCGGGGCGCGGCAGTCCCTGCGGTGTTCTATGTGCCAGCAGTGGTCGCACGCGTCCTGCGGGCCGAAGAGCCAGGTGCGGAGCCAGTCACCCATTGGTACGTCTCCCGTATTCGGCTATGAGCAGGGCCTCGGCCCGGCCGTCGTCCTGTTTTCTAGTGAAGTAGTGGGCGGCCTGGGGGAAGAGGAGGGACGCGCGATACCTGGCTACGTCCTTATCTTTGCCGAGGCCGTCCATCATCGTTGCCTTCCAGCGGGCGGGCTCGACCTCGGTCAACGAGTAGCCGATGCCGACCACCTCGCCGCGCCATTCGCCGTACCCGCGCCCGAATGTAAACATCGAGCGGGGCGAAGCCCCGGGCTGGCTGTGGACCTTCTCGATGAAAAAGCGCACCTCGGACGCGCGGGCATGCCAGCGCATGAGTAGCTTCCGCATCGCGAGCAAGTCCATGACCGTCTTGTCACCGACCACCAAAGTCGGGGCGTCGTAAACCTCGATGGCGTTGCCGTCAATGGCGCCGAGGGCGCCTTTGTGGCCGGGGTCGCAACCGAGCCAGATCAAGCGGCCGCTCCACGGAAGAGGTGCATACGTTTGTCCAGCGCCCAAGCCTCCCGCATAGCGACGCCCGCCTTGGCATGCGCCACTTCTGCAGCCGTCGCGACCCAAAACTCGTAGTCGAACGGCCGGTCCAGGTTCAGGCGCACGAACACGAATAGATCGGCCTTACTGCGGGGTCCGTAAACCGAGGCCCCCGACTTCGTCGTGTGCCGGTTAGTCAGACACGCGGTGGCATAGGAACCCATGCCCGCGGGCCGCGAGGTAACTACGGACGCCCACGGAAGGCGCCTGCGGTTGTTGTTCAGACTGACTGTCTTTACCTGGACGTGCTGCCGGCCCAGGAACACATCTATGCCGTCGATGTCGACAGAGATGACAGCCGCAGGAACGCCGAGATGAGCAGCCAGCAACACGACTGCCATCTCAGCGATCTTGGTCTTGCGGGTCGAGTCGTTCACTACGCCAGCAACAGCTTCAGCGCCTCGCGGCGCTCTTCGGTCGTGTTGATCGAAAAGATATGCTGGCTGTACTGGCCCGGCCACGCGACGTACACCGGCAAGGTGCAGTCGAGCAGAAGGTCGATTTTTTCATCGACCGTGCAGGCGAACACGGGCTCGCCGTTGTCGTCGTCGGGGGCCAGGTCGAAAACGGTCACAAGATCTTCCTGCATCGGAATGTTGTGAGTGAACGGACGGAAGGTTCTCGCCATTGCTGGTTGTCTCCTCAGCGAATTGTTAGGGTTGGTCCGTCAAAGAAGAGCGCACCCGTTGCCACGGCTCCGTCACGCTGCTTGGCCACGTTGACTTCAAGCGCCGGGCCGTCCTCGCGGTACAGGAGGACGACGTTGTCGGCGTCGTGCTCTAGCTGGCCCGACTCGCGCAGCGAGCCCAGGCTCGGGCGCCAGTTCGCGTTGGCCTTCTCCGGTCGCGAGAGCGAGGACGCCACAACGAACGGGATGTCGGACGACACGGCCAGCTTGATGAGCGCATCGCTCACATGCTCGACACGCTGCCGCCCGTCGAGCCGCCCGCCCGGGTCGGCCAGTTTCTGGAGGTAGTCGAGCATCACCAGGCCGATCTGGCCCGGCGCGTACTCGGCCAGGACGGAGCCGATGCCCTCGACCGTCCGCGCCCTGGTCTCGATCCAGAACGGGGCGCCGCGCAGTTCCTCCGCGGCCTGGGCCAGGAGGGTCCGCTGGCCGTCGATCAGGTCGTTGTGCTTCAGGTTCTCCAGCGGGATCTTCGTCATCTGGGTCAGGACGCGGCGCAGCAGGCGCGTCCCACTCATCTCCAGCGTGACGAAGAGCACGCCGGCGCCCGACTCCCAGGTGTGCCGCGCGATCTGGAGCATGAGCGCCGTCTTGCCCGTGCCGGGCCGGCCGCCCAGCAGCGTCGTGGTCCCGGGCTCGAACCCGCCGCCCAGCATCTGGTCCAGGTCCTTGAGGCCCGTGCTCCGCGCGGGCTTGCCCTTGCCCGCGATCAGGTCGAGCGTGGCCTGGACCAGGTCCGCGGCGCGCGGGGCCTGCGACGTGGGCGCGCCGCCTTCACGCGAGGCAATGGACTCGACGCACTTACGCACGTCAGACTCGGGAAACGGCGGGGTGCACAAGGCCGCCCAGGCCCGTAAGACAGCCTGGACAGCCTCAGCGGGCAGGCCCTTACCTAGGAAGTAGCCCGCCAGCCTTGTGCACGCATCGTCGCGGCCGCCCTCGCCGACACCGCCGAGTAGCTGGGAGACCCAGTCCCCCGCCGGCTGCGCCGGCGTTGCCTGGGGACGGTTGTTGCCCAGCAGGGACAACAACGCCGGCGGAGGCAACGGCAGCGGCTTGCCAAAGGGCTCACCACTGGCCCAGGTGTAGGTCCCGCCGTTCGGATGCACCGAGGGCGGCGCCACCACGTACCCGCCGTCCCCGCGCACGTCGACCTTCTCGACCACGCCCGTGCGGTTACCCATGGTTCCTGCGAACCATATGTGGGCGCCCTTCCCCGTCGTCGCCACGGGCGCGTCCGCGGGGATCACGATGCCCGCCGCCTCCAGGCGCTCCCGTGCCTCGAACGAGTCGAGGTCCAGAACGAACCGCCCGCCCCCCGTGGCCACGCCGATGTTGGCCTCGGGCTCCACGGTCCACCACTCGGTCACCTGGGCGATGTCCGTCGTGGCGTCCTTCACGCCATGGGGCGCGAGGGCGCCCAGTGGCTGCTTCTGGCCCGGGATGAGCGGAAAGACGGGCCAGCCGTTGAGGGCGTATGTGAGGGCGGCTTCGAGTAGGCTCACTTCGCCGCCTTGCACTTCGCGTGCAGCGGCTCGTCGGACCCGCCACGCGCCAGGCCGCACGTCGGGCACTTCGGGATCGGCTTGGGGGCGAAGCTCTTCGTCATGCCTCGTCCAAGAGCCGCTGGTAGAAGTCGACCAGGATCTTGAGGATGGCCCGCTTGTCTGCCTTCGAGACCGCGTCGTCGCGGGCCGTGAACCGCTGCTCGGGCAGGTCGACGGTGAGCGTCTTGCCCGACGGCAGCGTGAAGACCTTGTGGAGACGGTGTGCGACGCTAACCACGGTATGGCCTCTCCTGTACGACCTCACGCACGCGCCCGCAGTGGAAGCACGAGAAGCTGGACACGTACGCGGTCTCGTCGCGGTCGACATTGTTCAGGCGCCAGGCGTTGGCGCCGCAGCGGCACTTGTCGTCGAGCTGGTAGAGGGCCATCAGCGGCGGCGCTGGAGCAGGGCGAGGATGATCGTACCGATCATCTCGCCAGCCAACTTCAGGAGCAGGAGCAGGGCCAGCGACGTGAATACTGCGCCGAAGACCTGAGCGAACGAACACGGGCACGTAATCACCGCGCCCTCCGCTTGTACGGATAGGTGGCCTCGAACCACTGGCGGTAATTCCACTGCTTGATGGCGTCGAGGAACATCGGGAACAGGTAGCTCACCTGAAGTTTCCAGTTGAACGAGACGTACTCGAAGTCGTCGCCCGCGTCCTTGGGGAACCTGGCCACGGCGGCGCTCACCGGCGGCTCCGCCAGGCCCATTTCAACCGCGGCGTGGCCGTACGCGGCTAGCTGGAGCGGGTACTCGATGAACACGCCCTTGCTGGTCTTGAAGTCGACCACGGTGAAGACGTCGTCGACGAAGGCCAGCAGGTCCGTCGTCCCGGCGTAGCCGTGGACCTTGCTGATGAGCCGGGTCTCCGCGCTCGCCGGCCGCACCGTGTGCTTGTCCAGCCACGCATGGAACGAGTCGACCGCGTTGGCGTGCCGCGAACGGACGGCCACGCCATTCACGATCTCCTGCGAGGGCAGGCTCGGGACGCGCACGTTCTGCCCCATCCGCACGCGCATCACGGCCTCGGCATACTTGTGGACCGCCGTCCCGACGTCGGCCGCGTCCTGGCCAATCTTGTGGGGCGGGGCGTTGCCCTGCTCCCGCTCGATCACGTTCATGAACGAGTCGACGTCGAGGCCGAGGCAGAAGGCCTTGCCGCCCACCTCCGGGTGCGAGGCCGCGTAGGCCCGCGCCGCGAAGCCCCTGGTGTTGTCCCGGGCCAGGTACGAGGCCCAGTCCAGGTTCGCGAAGGGGTAGGCGGCCTTCAGGATCGCGGTCACGCGCGGGAGCTTGGTGCCGTCCTGCGCGGTGTAAAAGTCGTTGTCGCGGGGGCTCACGACGCCGTCCCGTCGAGCACGCGCTGGCACCAAGCCAAGGTCCGCCTGGTACCGACCAGGTAGCCGAGGCCGAAGGCCCCGGCCACTAGGACGATGCCGATAAGTACGTAGCCCATGGCTACGCCGCCACCGCCTTCCGGTAGATCTCGGCCTGCTTCGCCGGGTCGGCCTTGGCCACGTTCTCGGCCGCCGCCTTGATGGACTTCGCGACCACGTCGCCCTTGGCCGCCACCAGGGCGTCGTAGGCCACCGCGGCCTCGTCCTGGGCGCCGGCGGCGGCCTCGCGGTCGATCTCCAGGCTGAAGTCCTTGGCCGGCTGCGAATTCTTGCCGGGCTTGAGGCCAACGAACGTGACCCGGCACTTGTCCCCGGCCTTCGCGTTCTCCTCAAGCAGAGACCGGAGAATGACCGGCGTGTTGACCTTGACCGGCTTCCCGGTCAGGTCCGTGAACGAGGCGTGGTAGGTCGGGCGCCCCTGATAGCTCCCCTGGCCCAGGGCGAGGAAGGTCCCCTCGAAGACCTGGCCCACGTTCTGCCACTTGTAGAAGGCGCCGCCACTCTGAACCATCTGGTATGCCACTGGTGGTTAGCTCCGTTTCTTCGGCACGGCGCCGAATGCTGTGACCTCGAAGAGGTCGGGGTTGGCTTCCTCGATCCGTTTCGCCAGGTCGTGGGCGCCGTCGTCCATCGCGTTGCGCCACTCGCGGATCACTGCGTTGTCCTGCCGCTGGGGCCCGTAGCCCGTCACCGAGCACCTCCGTCGCAAGGGAAAAGTGAATTGGGCCAACGCACCCTGGCGCAGTTCGGGTGGTGCGTGCCCACACACTCCCCCACTCCCAGGGCCTCCATCCGCACCAGGAACCCGGCGCGCTGGGCCATGAGGTCGCGCCGGAAGCGCCGCCGATGGTCCCAGCACCAGGCCCGCCAGTAGTTCATGTCGTCGCGGTAGGTGTCGGCATCGAAGCGGATCGACGCGGTGCCTCCGCCCGCGCCCTCGGCCAGGAGGACCTTGCGTTCGGTTGGCATCGCCTGTTCCTCTCCGTGGTGTGTCGTCAGGTAGCTCGCCATGTTCACTCGGCCCTCGGTGCGGGCCGCCTCCGCCCCTGATAGACCCCGGCATGGGTCCGCGCCTCGGCCTTCAGGCCGCGCAGGGCCGCATCAGTCCGGTCACCGCCCCGCCGCAGGTGCTCCGTGGTGCTCCGCAGGGCGTTGACCATCCAGGTCCAGGGCCTGCGGACGCCGGCCAACTTCCCGTTGGCCAAAGTCCGGAGGACAGCGTTCTGCACCGCGTCGGCGGCGTCGGCGTCGTTGTTGGTGCGGCGGCGGGCCACGGCGAAAAGCTCGCCGTAGTGCTCGGTGATCCAGGCGTCGAACTCGGCTCTCGTCACGGGCGTTCTCCCCGCCCGGCGGGAGGCGCCCGGAGACACGAACAGCCCGGACGGGATCTCTCCCGCCGGGCTGTTGTGGTTGTGTGTTCCCGGGTGCTACGTCAAGACTGCGTACGCGGTGAGGGCTAGGCTTCGGCCGTCACCTCGTCGAACCGCTTGGGCACGTCCCGGAAGTCGACCGAGACGGTCATGGGCACGCCATTCTTGAAGTGGACGGTCGCGACCACCGGGCCCGTCAGGTCCGGGTTCTGCGACCCCAGCACAGACATCGACTGACGGAGGACGCGGTAGAATTTCGCGCAACGGTTCACTGCGTCTCACCTCTCACGGCCGCCACGCGGCCGTTCCGGAATTCCAGAACAATGTGCATCGTTGACTCGCCACGCGCGGCCGCCAGGGCAACGCCTCGGGCCAGGTCCGCCAGTAGCTCGGGGCTCAGGGCCCGGGCAGCCTGGCGCTGCGCCTGGGCCCCGCGCCGCGCGATCTCGCGGCGCTCGAAGTCGGCGGTCAGTTCCTCGTTCCACAGGGCGCATTCGACGTCGCGGTCCACGCTCACACCGTCACCTCCGCGCCCACGGCCCGCAGGGCGCGGCGGACGTCCGACCGTTCGTTGAGGAAGGCCCGCCGGTCGCCCGGCGTGCGGGACATGACCACGGTGCGGCCGGCGGTGTGGCTGAAGACCAGGTGCCGCCCCTCGCGGAGCCGGAACCCGGCGTCCAGGAGGGCCTGGTGCAGGATGGCGTGGGCGCTCATGCCGCCCCTCCCTTGCACGCCGGGCACGTCCACAACTCCGGGCGCATCCGCTTCCCGTCGATGGACGCGAAGACCTGGACCCGCTGCCGGGTCTCGACCCACTTCCGGCACTTGTGGCAGTAGGCGGAGGGCTTCTCGGCGACCACGGGCGCGGCGCGCTTCACTGGGCCACCTCGGTGTAGGCGTAGATCTTCGCCACGCCCGTCACCGCGTCTACGAACAGCACCTGGCCCTCGCCGTGGGCGCGGGCGATGTGGTACCGCGCGGCCCGGCGGGCCAGCCTCTGGCCAAGGATGTTCTGGTACACTCGCCGGTCGCACTTCTCGCAGTCGATGTGGTACTGCTTGCGTCCGCCTGGCATCACCGATCCTCCTCCGCCCAGTAGGGCGCGTCGTCGCGGTCGTCAATGTCGATCACCCGGTCGTCATCGCGGCAGGCCGCGCAGAGGCGGCCGCCGCGCGTGGGGGTCTCGCAGCCGAGGCAGCGGAAGGCGTCCGCGTCGTCGAACGGGCGGCGCATCACTTCACCTCGCAGATCGGCTTGCCGCCCACCGTGGCGTCGAGCGGGAAGCCGCAGCAGTAGCAGTTGATGAGCGCGGCCACGCGGGGGCCGACCACCAGGGACTTGATCTCGCGCGGGTCGATGTCCGCGAGGGCCGAGTCGATCTCGCCACGGGAGCAGAACGGAAGCTTGCCGGCGTAGGTCCAGATCTTGTAACGCATGGCTTACACCGCCTCGTCGTACGCGTCGATCAGCTTGAACGAGTCGACGGCGCCCTCGACCTCGCCCGTCTCGATCAGGGTCCGCAGCCAGGACGCCGTGTTCTCCGCGATCACAGCCTTGGTGATCGGGGCGCCGCGACCGTCGAGCGAAATCACCACGGAGAGCTTCACCTCGTAGACCAGCGTGTCCCGCTTCACTTGCTTCGCCATCGTCCCCTCCATCGCGTTGTTGGATTCGACTACACGATAGAGCCTACGCGAAGACGCGTAGGCCTGTCAAGCGCTATTTTCAGAAGCACACGTCGCAGGTGCAATGCGCCCGCTTCCCGCTCTCGCACCGGCGCGATGCCGTGTGGCGCGGGGCGCAGACGGCCAGGGGGTTGGGCGCGGCATAGAGCTCGGCGCAACCGGGACAGCCGGGCTCCAGGGACCCGAGGCGCTCCAGGCGGGCGATGACCTGGGCGCGGGTTTCGTGGGTGGTGGCCAGGCACTCCACACAACGCTTCCTCGGGTAGTCGTCGTGGTGGCCGAGCGCATGAACCTCAGCCATACTCCGCGGCATCACCGCACCTCCACCAGCAGGACGATGCTGCCGTGGTTGATGACCCGGATGTCGTACCCTTGCTTTGCCATCCCATCCTCCACCGCGTTGTTGGATTCGACTACGCGACACAGACTACGCGAAGTCGCGTCGGCTGTCAACAATTATTTTTCCCCAGTGTTCATGCGGCGAATCTCAAGGACCGACCAACCGGGGTGTGCGCGGCGGTACTCGCGGAGCGTGTAGGCGCGCAGGTCGCCGGGGTTGATGATCTTGCCGTCCGCGAAGGGCATGATGTGGGCGCGGCAGCCCTTCTTGACGAGCACGGTGCCCCTGCCCGTCGGCAGGACGCGAACCCGGCGCGATACGCGCTCGGTCCCCGGCGCCACGTCCGGCCCCTGGTCTACCAGGGAGACGAGAAGGGGGCCGCCCATCGCGTGCGCGAGGTCCTTGACCACCATCCAGAACACACGGCGGTAGCCGGGCATGCGCAGGTCCGCCATGTCCGCCCAGCACGCCAGGGCCTCGTAGCCCGGGAACGTACGAGCCTGCGCCAGGGCGCGCTCGCGCACCTCGGCCAGCGGGCGGCCGGCCAGGGCGGCGAGGGTGGCCAGCATGCACTCCTGGGGGCCCTGCGGCTCGACGATCATGGTCGTCACTCCGCCGCGTCCACCCAGGCGCCGTCGACCAGCACCTCGGTGCGAACGAGCCCGACCTTGCGGCCCGCGTCCTTGTTGACCTGCGCGACCACCACGGCCCATCGGGTCGCGGTGCGCCCGTCGCGGAACGTCGACGAGACATGGCGCTTGACGCCGCCGAGCAGCAGCCAGCCTTCCTTCGCCTCGACCACTCCTCTGAACTTCGTCATCGCACCCTCCATCGCGTGGGTGAATTTGACTACGCGATAGAGACTACGCGAACTCGCCAACGCTGTCAACAAAATTCGTGAGGCCCCGGATCGCCAGTGTTCATGCGGCAAATTCGCACATGCGATCTGCGGACCACTCGCGTTCACGCCGCGTACGGGCCAGTGCGTTGTGGACAGCGCGGCGCCCCGGGCGCGTTGCCCTGGCCGCCTACCCACCAAAGGTGGCGGCCCGCCCGGCTGTGTAGAATGTCCGCGTACGCACGAAAGGTGTGGTAACGTGGATTTCACTATGACCAACCACACCCTTGGTGCTAGGATTCGCCGGCTCAGGGAGCGGGCGAAGCTGTCGCAGCAGGCTCTCGCGGTCGCCTGCCAGGTCGCGGTAACACAGGTGTCAAGGTGGGAGACGGGCGTGAGCGAGCCGAGCCTGGACTCGGTGCGGGCGCTGGCCAGGGCTCTCGGGGCGAGCTACGAGGAGATCATCGGGAAGTGAATGAAGCCGGCCGGGCGCGCGGGGCGCGCCAGGCGGCCCACCTGGTGGAGGGTACCAGGGTTGGTCTTGTCATGCCGCCGCTGCCGCCGCACCATTGAGCCCACCGAGAGGATGATCGTCGCCAGCCTCGGGTCCGTGGCCACCTGGCAGGACCCGGTCGAGGTGGCCAACCGCCTGGGGCACACGCACGGGCGCTGGCACTACCGCTGCGCCCCGGCCGGGCTCCGGCGCCTGGTCGCGGCCTTCGCGGCCGCCGCGATCCTGGCCGCCGCCCTGGCCGTGATGGGGTGCGATGAGCCGGATGAGGAGGACTGGGACTACCGGGTCGCGGCCCGGCTGGACGCCGGGCCTTACCTGTACCTGTACTAGTTACCTGTACAGGTACAAGTAATAGGTAACAGTAGGCACAGGCGAAGCCTGTGCCATTACCTGTACAGGTTACCTGTACTATGTACTAGTAGTACTACTACTGGTGCTGGTAGCTCTATTACCACTACTGGTGCTCTATATACTATATAGAGGGCCTTGGTGGTCAGCTTCTTACCACTCGTCAATCTTTATGGGGACTTGGCGGCGTGGTTTTGCCAAGAGGCCCCCCGTCCATGTTGCATCACCTGTAAAGGCAGGGCTGGTGCCGGGGTCTATCATAGGTGGACAGGCCCGCCTCCCGACACGCCCCTGGTGGCCGGTACGGGCAATCCGCGCCGCACCGGGGGCGTCCCACCGATGGCCGTGGTGAGTCAGAGAGCGATGGCGCGCGCCAGGCGGCAGGCCCTCGCGAGGCTTGCCGAGTCGACGCACTGGTTGACCATCAAGCAGGTGGCGGCCCTGGTCCCGTGTGACCCCCGCCCGTTGCGCGCGTGGCTTGCCGAGCACCCTCCCCCCTGCGCGTGGTGTCCGGTGTACAGGCGACGCGGCAACCGGCCGGCCTACCGCGTGCTCTCGCCCCTCGATGTCGGCCACGTCCGGCGCGGCATGCTGACGCGGCGATACCCGAAGAGGTGACCGTGGCGAAGACCGCGATGGCCAGACGCAACCTGTCGGCGATGCCGTCCACCGAGGACGTGCGCCAGGCCATGCTCAAGGCCCTGGGATTCGAGGGCAAGGAGGCCGAGGTCCTGGCCGAGGTCGGGTCGACTGCCCGGGAGATCCTGACGGACAAGACCCAGGCCGCCGCCGACCGCCTCCGCGCCGCCGAGCGCCTGGTCGACTGGATTGGCCCTCGACCCGTGGCGACCCATTCCAGCGAGGGCGGGCGCGCGCCGCTGGTCGCCCTCACCGTCGTCGCCGCCCCGCAGCCCGCCGGCGAGGTCATCGAGGCCGGCAGCGTAACGCCAGTTCTGCCAACGACCAATGGCGACGCGGAGTTGGACGCCACCTCGACGCAGTAGCCGGCGCCGGGCGCCTCGGGTGGCCTGCCGAGCTGCGGGTCCCCCGCGACCCCCCGGGCCCCCAAAATTGGCCCGTGGCGCCGCGCGTTGGGGGATTCAATTCCGCGCGGCGTAAAGCCGCGAAAGTTCGTGTCAATTCGACAATCGCGCGGCCGCGAGGCCCCCGAGGGCCGAGCGGAAGCGTTTCAAGTTCAAGTATCCAGGGGTCGCGCCCCTGGTCGACCCGGAAGAATCCCGAGGCACTGGCCACCCAAGCCCTCCCGGGCGCGGCGTCAGAGAAGGGGCCTAACCCGTGAACGTGACGGGTGGCCGGGTATCGAATCTGGTCGCACACCAGGGTAGCTCAGCGGTAGAGCGCCGGGCTGTTAACCCGAGGGTCCGTGGTTCGATCCCACGCCCTGGTGCCAACGCCTACAAGCCAAAACGAGCCCGCCATGGCCCAACCCGCTACGCGGATATGCCCACGCGAAAATAGGGCCCTAGAATTGGCAGCCAGGGCCCCTACGCGCGGGATTTGCGGCCATGGCCGCTGGGCCGACACCTGCTTCTCCTGCCTGAGAGGACCCATGGTCACCAAAGCTGACGTCGACGAGCGCGAGTTCTGGGCCGAGGTCGAGGCCCTGCTGACCGAGGAGTTCGAGGACCTGGCCGCCGCGGACGAGGACCCGACCGACGGCGAGGACTGGGGCTTCGACGACGAGGACCTGGAATGACTACCCTCTACCTCCTCTGGGCCCTGATCGGCGGCCAGGCCGCCATCGTCGACGTCCACACCTCCGAGGTCGACTGCGAGGTGGCCCTGTCCGCGGTCCGGGAGCAGGTCCCCGACCCCGAGATCGAGCTGGTCTGCGCCCCGGCCGAGGTCCAGGTCCCCACGCCGGCGGCCCCCAAGGCGCGCGGGTGACCGACCTCAACGACGCCACCCCCATGGAGGACCGCGTCGACCACCTGGGCCAGGCCCCGGTGATCGAGAAGGCGGCCTCCGACCAGCTCGCGCGCACGCGCGTGAAGGTGGACCGCTACTCGCTGCCCAAGGCGGCGGCGAGCCAGCCGTGAAGTCGACGACCGACACCCGCCAGGCCCTGGAGTCGCGGCACGAGGCCGATGCCCTGCTGCCCGTCCTGGCCGACCTGGTGGCCGTCAAGGGCAAGGTCGACGCCCTAAGCATCCAGTCCCGCGACCAGGCGACCGGCCTCGACAGCAAGCTCGTGGCCCTGGTGGCGGACCTCCAGTCCCAGGTGGCCGCCCTCCAGGCGGCCTTCGACACCGTCCGGCTCCTCGACCGCCTCGACACCATGGACGTCGCGATGGACGAGGTCCTGGTCCTCGTCCGACAGCTCGCCGCGACCAAGTGACCGACGCCTACCCGATGCTGGTGGCCTGCGCCACGCACCAGCCCCTGTACCACCCCGGGACCTGCGAGCTGTGCGGCGCCGAGTACCACGGCTCCTGGGCCTTCAACGCCCGCACGGGCGGCGTCTGCGCCACCTGCGCCCTCCAGTACGAGGCGCGCGGCGAGGCGGTGCCGGTGATGTCGTTCGGGTGGCTGGACTAGCGTGCAGGACCTGACCCGCCTCTTCGCCGACCTCAACGCGGCCGGCATCCCGTACCGGCCCCGCGCCTACCAGCTCCCCTTCTTCGACGCCATGGTCAACGGGGGCAAGCGCCGGGCGGACATTGTCTGGCACCGCCGCGCGGGCAAGGACACGACGGCCCTCACGTTCCTGCTCCTGATGGCGGGCGCCGAGGCCGGGACCTACTACTACCTGGCCCCGACCTACAACCAGGGCAAGAAGATCATCTGGGACGGCGGCACGTCGCGGGGCATGGGTGACGACCGCAGCGACGGCGCCAACGACTCGGTCCCCTTCAAGTCCTTCGTACCGCCCTCGTGGTTGGACACGACCAAGGGCGGCGGGTCCGGCTTCATCGAGGACGAGATGCAGATCTGGCTCCGGAACGGGAGCCTGATCCAGGTCGTCGGGACGGACAAGCTCGACAGCGTCCGCGGCGCCAACGTCAAGGGCGCCGTCTTCTCCGAGTTCGCGGTCTCGAAGCCCCAGTCCTGGACCGAGCTGATCGAGCCCATGCTCCTGGAGAACGGCGGCTGGGCGGTATTCGTGTACACGCCCAAGGGTCAGAACCACGCGTGGCGCCTCCATACGCACGCCGAGACGGACCCTGAGTGGTTCAGCTCCGTCCTCACGGTGCGGGACACGAAGCGCCCCGACGGGACGCCCGTCATCGACCCGCGCCTCGTCGAGCAGCGCGTCCTCGACGGCCGTCTCGACCGCGAGACCGCGGACCAGGAGTACTACTGCTCCTTCCTCGGCAGCATCGCCGGCGCGTACTACGGTCCGCAGATGCGGTGGCTGGCGCAGAACGGGCGGATCACGCGCGTGCCCCACGATGCCGCACTGCCCGTCGTGGGCTGGTGGGACCTCGGGTACGACGACAGCACGACGATCTGGTTCACGCAGCGGACGATGGGTCAGGTCCGGTGCATCGACTACGAGGAGCACAGCGGCGAGGGCCTGCCCTTCTACGCGAAGCTGATCGCCGACAAGCCCTACGTGTACGCGCACCACAACATGCCGCATGACATCGAGGTCCATGAACTCGGGAGCGGCATCAAGCGTCGGGACACGGCGACCAAGCTCGGCATCAAGCCCATCATCGTGACGCCGCGCCACAACATCCACGAGGGCATTGGCGCCGTCCGGACGCTCCTCCCGTCTTGCTACTTCGACGCGGAGAAGTGCGCCGAGGGCCTGACGGCCCTCCGCGAGTACACCAAGGACTTCGACGCCGAGAAGATGGTGTACAAGAAGGTCCCCCGCCACGACAAGGCCTCACACGGCGCGGACGCGTTCCGCACGGGCGCCAAGGGCGACCACGAGCAGGCCGACGTCCGCGAGTACCGGCAGCAGACCTCCTACACAGACTTCGACCCACGCGCGATGGAGGCAGAGACCCACGCGCTGGCGTTCGACCCACGGGAGCTGAACTGATGCAGCCCAAGATCCCCGCCGTCCCCAAGGCCGAAGACACGCCGCCGCCCACGCGCGAGGACGCCAGCGCCGCCGCCGCGTCCGTCACCGCGGAGCAGCGCCAGAAGCGCGGCCGCCGTTCCACGATCATCGCCGGCGGCCCGGCCCCTGAGTCCTATGGCGGGGGCGCGCAGCTCGGCGGGGGTCAGACTGTTCTGGGCGGAGGCCCCTCGGTTTAAATGGCGACCGACGCCCGCGAGAAGATCGCGGAGTACGACGCGCTCCTCCAGATGCGCCGGCAGTGGGAGCCGACGTGGGACCGGATCGCCCGGCTCGTCCTCCCGCGCAAGTCCGGTCTCTCCTTCTCGAACCGGCAGCCCGGCCTCAAGGTCGAGAACCAGTACACCTCGACCGCGATCCGCGCCAACGAGCTGCTGGCCTCCTCGATCCAGGGCGCCCTCACGTCGAGCGTCGTGCGCTGGTTCGCCCTGGTCAACGGCGTCGAGTCCCTGAAGAAGAACAAGGCCGTCGCCCTCTGGTACGAGGCCTTCTCCGACCGGCTCTACCAGAACCTGGTCCGCTCGAACTTCAACCAGGAGATGCAGGAGGTCTACCTCGACCTCGGGGCCTTCGGGACGGGCGCGATCTTCATGACCGAGCAGCGGAGCACGGGCCCGGGCCTCGCCGGCTTCCAGTTCCAGGCCCAGGAGATCGGGACCTACGTCATCGCCGAGGACGACGAGGGCCACGTCGACACGTTCTACCGCATCCTGAAGCTCTCGCCCGTCGCGATCATCAAGCGGTGGGGCGCGGGCAAGGCCGGCAAGCACGTCAACACGCTGGCCGGGAACGCGGACACGAAGTACAAGCCCATCGACGTCCTGCACGGCATCTACCCCCGCGCGGGCGCGAAGGGCTACACGCCGACGACGCGGGCGAACAAGATGCCCGTGGCCTCGTGCTACATCGTCTACGAGGACGCCCACATCGTCGAGGAGTCCGGCTTCCCCGAGATGCCGGCCTTCGTCCCGCGCTGGACCAAGGTGTCCGGCGAGACGTACGGGCGCGGCCAGGGCTTCACGGCCCTCGGCGACATCTCGACCCTGGACGAGGCGACGAAGCTCAACCTCCAGGCCTGGGCCTTCTCGATCCGCCCGCCCATCGTGCGCCGCTTCGGCGCCACGGTCGGCTCGCCCAAGATCGTGCCGGGCGTCTTCCTCGACGTCTACGACATGGAGGCCCTGCGGCCCCTGGAGTCCGGGCACAACGCGCAGCACGACCAGATCCAGCGCGAGCTGATCCAGAACGACATCCGCAACGCGTTCTTCTGGGAGCAGCTTCAGCTACCCAACCAGCAGCTCTACACGGCCTACGAGGTCCAGAAGCGCCTGGAGCTGATGCAGCGCGTCCTCGGCCCGACGCTCGGCCGCCTTGAGGTCGAGGCCCACCAGCGCATCGTGCGCCGCGGCGCCGCGATCATGCTACGCGCCGGACAGAAGTCGAACTGGCAGGACCCGAATGGCGCGCCCGAGCCGCCCCAGGAGATCCTGGAGGCCTTCGCGCAGGACATGGTCGAGACCGACATCCAGTACCTCGGCCCGCTCTCCCGCGCGCAGAAGGCGGGCGAGATTGACTCGCTGAACGCCGCGCTCCAGACGGTGGGCCAGGTCGCCACGTTGCAGCCTGACTCCGCCATCACGCTCAATGGCGAGAAGATCATCCGCTTCGTCTTCGAGAAGCGCGGCCTCACGGCCGACCTCACGCGCTCCGAGGACGAGGTGAAGCAGGCCATGGACGAGATCACGGCCCAGCGCCAGCAGCAGGCCCAGCAGGAGTCCATGGCCAACATGGCCTCGACCGCGAAGGACGCCGCCGGCGCCGTCGGCAGCATGCCGCCCGAGGTGATGGACATGGCGGCGCAGCAGGCGCAGGGGGCGGCCGCTTGAAGCGCCAGCTCTGGGAGAACGCGAAGCAGCGCGCCGACGCGTACCACACGGTCTTCACTGGTGTGGTCGGCGAGCGCGTCCTCGAAGACCTGAAGCACACGCTGTACTTCTACGAGCCCACGCACGTCAAGGGCGACGCGTACGAGTCCGCGTTTCGCGAGGGGATGCGCGCCGTCGCGTTGGCCATTCACAACACGGTAGAGACCGCACCGTCCCTGCCCACACCCGAGGAGATCGAAGAGACTGATGGCGACTGAACCGACAGTGCTGACCCCAACGGACAATCAGCCGGCAGCGGAGAATCAGAACCCCGAAACGAAACCACAGGCGCCGTCAGACTGGCGCTCCTCGCTCCCCGAGGATCTCCGCGGGGAGAAGATGTTCGAGAACATCAAGGGCAAGGACGCGGCGGAAGCGTTGCCGTCCCTGGCCAAGGGCTACCGTGACGCGCAGCGGCTCGTCGGCGGCAGCATGGGCAAGCTCCCCGAGAAGGGCGCCAAGCCCGAGGCCATCAAGGCCTGGCAGGACGCGAACCTCGGCAAGCTCCGCGAGGCCGGTGTCATCGACGCGCCGCCCGAGTCCGCGGACAAGTACACCGCCAAGCTCATCAAGAATGGCGAGCCCGTGAAGGGCGACCTCGCGCCGTTCTACGCGCACGCGCACAAGCTCGGCCTCACGGACAAGCAGGCCCAGGGCATGCTCGACCTGTACTCCGAGCAGTCGGCCCAGCTCGGCGGGTCCTACGCCGACACCATGAAGGCCCTGGAGTCCGAGTACGGCGCCGCCACCCGGGACCAGATCAAGCTGGCGACGGGCGCGGTGCGGCAGTTCGGCGGGGACGAGGTCATCGACGTCCTCGAAACGACGGGCCTCGGCAACCACCCGGCCCTCATCAAGATGTTCGCGAAAGTGGGCGCCCTCCTCGCTGAGGACGACCCGACCTTCCGCGACACCGTCCGCAGCAACGACGGCGAGGCGAAGGCCAAGAAGGCCGCGATCATGAACGACGCGAAGCACCCGTACTGGGACCGGGACAACCCTGGTCACAGGGCCGCGGTCGAAGAGGTCCAGCGGTTGAACGAGATCATCGCAGCGCAGGAGAGCTAAAGGTGCCGCTGGGGCCGGGCGTCCGCTATCGGTACCACAACGGCGTCCGCCTGGCCTTCAAGGGCAACCAGGTTATCGAGGCCAAGAACCCGAAAACCGGCGCCACGCATACGCCGGCCGAGTTCGAGGCTGATCGCAAGAAGAAAAAGAGGAAGACCATCCTCGGTCGCGGGTAGCCCGCAAGGGTCCGCGCGCACGCCCGTAAGCTGGGCCGGGACAGGCGCCACCGCACAGCGCGCTCAGTCGGGTCGACGCTGGTCGACAACCCGCCGCTACAACCGCTCACCGTTTTCGCTACGGAGTAGATCTGACCACCGAAGACTCGGCATGGCTCGCAGGGCTGCTGGAGGGCGAGGGCTGCTTTCACCTCGCGCGGGATCGCTATCCGGCGATCTCCCTCGATATGACTGACCGCGACGTCGTAGAACGCGCGGCCGTGCTCATGCGCGCTCCGTCGGTCTGTGAACAACCGCACCCGGGTCAGAAGACGAGTTGGCGCATCCGCAGTAATGGACTGCCTGCGCTCGACCTGATGATTCGGATCTATCCGCACCTCGGCGTGCGCCGTCGCGAAAAAGTCCGCGAGATCCTCAGCGTGTGGGAACACAACCCACGCAAGGCTCGCACCCCAGAAAGAATCCCATGAGCGACCAGCTTTCGACAGCATTCGTAAAGCAGTACCACGACAATGTTGAGATGCTCTTGCAGCAGAAGTCGGGCCAGGTGGCCCCGCTGCTCCGCAACGAGAGCCAGCGCAGCGAGAAGATGTTCTACGAGCAGATCGGCAGCATCACGGCCGAGCAGGTGACGAGCCGCTTCGCCGAGTCGCCGGTCAACAACACGCCGCACGACCGGCGCATGGTCACCCTGACCCCGTTCGCGGTCGGTGACTTCATCGACACCTTCGAGCGGGTGCAGACCCTGATCGACCCCAGCTCGGCCTACGTGCAGAACTTCGTCCGCGCCCTCGGCCGCGAGAAGGACCGCGTGGCCTTCCAGGCGTTCTTCGCGACCGCGTACACGGGCAAGGAAGGCACCACGACCGAGGCCTACAACACGACCGTGAGCACCACGGCCGGCGGCCAGGTGGTCGAGGCCGACTTCAACACCGCGAACAGCGGCCTCCTGATCGAGAAGCTGATCGAGGCCCGGCGCACCCTGCTGTCCCTGCACTGGGACCCGGCGGTGATGGCGCACATCATCATCAACTCGGGCGGCCTGAGCGACCTGCTCAACCAGGTCGAGATCCAGTCGTCCGACTACAACAGCATCAAGGCCCTGGTCCGTGGCGAGGTGAACACCTACATGGGCTTCAACTTCAGCCCGTGGGAGGGCTACGTCCTCAACGGCACGAACGTGATGCGCGGCACCGGCGTGGACGGTGGCGAGGTCGTCGATTGCTTCCCCGTGTTCCAGCGCGACTCCGTGCTGGTCGCGACGGGCATCGACGTCCAGACCGAGATCACGCGGCGCGGTGATCGTTCTTTCCATTGGTACGGTTATGCCCGCGCGATGTTCGGCGCCACGCGCATGGAAGCCACGCGCGTGCTGAAGATCGAGCGCTACATAAGTGGCTGATCGTAGCCCGCTTATCTGAGACGTGCCCCGGGGGCCTTGCGGCCTCCGGGGTCCCACCTCCCACACCTCACCACAAAGGACACAACGACCAATGGCAACGACTTGGAACGCGGCCGACTCGGCCCAGATCATCGCGGCGGAGACCGTTCCGCCGACGCTCAACAGCGGTTGTGACATCGGCGAGATGCAGCACGCCTACGGCAAGCTCACCGTCGCCGCGGCCAGCGGCAACGCGACCGCGCGGATGTGCCGGCTTCCCGGCGGCAAGATCAAGATCTTCCCGAAGCTCTCCTGGGTCAGCGGGCCCGACGGGGCCTCGGGTCACCTTATCTCCGTGGGCCTTGGTGCCTACGTCAACGGCACCGGCGCAACGGTGAACGCGGACGTGGACGCCCTGCTCACGGCCACCGACTTCGGGAACGGCGCGGTTCGCTCGGCCCTCCTGGGCACCGTGACGAACTCGGAGTTCAGCATCGACGTGACGTCGCAGGCCGGCGTCAACGTGACCATCTCGGCCTCGGGCGCGGACAGCGGGGCCTCGGGTCTCTTCGAGGTCCTGGTCGCGTTCATGCCCCAGGGCTAAAGACCCAACCCGCTGGCAGACCGGGACCCCAATGTCTGCCGTTTTCCCACCCCACTGGAGGCCCATGGATCAGCCGAAGATCTACCTCGCGCTTCCCACCTATGACGGGCAGCGGTTTAACGCGTTCCAGATTACGCACGCGCTGCCGCACATCAAGTGGGCCAACGAGCTTCAGTCCTCGGCCCTCCCGTTCTGCTTCAACCGGCTCTGGTGCGAGATGCTGAACATGCGCGACCAGGGCAAGGTCACGCACTTCATGATGATGCACGCCGACGTGCGGCCCCTCAAGGCCAACTTCGTGAAGGTCCTCTACGACGAGTTGGTCGCCTACGAGGCCGACGTCATGGCGACGATCCTCCCGATCAAGAACGAGCTGGGCCTCACGTCGACCGGCATCGAGACCGACGACCCGTACGGCCCGCGGCGCCTGACGATGCAGCAGGCCTACGCGATGGACGAGACCTGGACCAGCGACGCCCTGGTCTTCAACACCGGGCTCTGGATCGCGGACGTGCGCGGCGACTGGGCCGAGAAGGTTGCCTTCAAGTTCCAGGACGGCATCCGAAAGGGGCCCGCCGGCTGGGAGGCCTGGTTCATCCCCGAGGACTGGGACTTCTCGCGCCAGGTTCGCGCCCTCGGTCTCACCGCCTACGTGACCCGCAAAGTCCTCGCCGACCACATCGGCACGCACGAGTACACGAACGCCAAGCCCTGGGGCACGGCGT